CTTTACCTAGCACAATGCTCACCATCCTCTCTGACACACAAGTCCGTACTCTGTCGGACAGTATCAAGACCATCGACCAGCACCTTGTTACGATCCAGACGCTGCTGGAAACGTCCCAGACCGTCAACTTTGATGGCACCACGCCGGCAGTGAAAACACCCGCAGCACCTGCCAAGGCGGAGTCTCAAACTAAGACTCGTAAGTCTCGCCGCAGTTACCGGGCACTGAACACCAAGCAGGTGCTGGAAATCAAGCGGCGACTGGCTAAGGGCGAGGGTGCCACCTCGATCAGCCGTGACTTCAAGGTCCACCTCACCACGATCAACTGCATCAAGTGGGGCAAGACCTGGAAGCACGTCACCCTGCAGCAGGCCGCACCCGTAACTGTCCACGCCTGATGGGTATTCTCTGTGATACAGAGATCCGGGCTCTCTGCGAAGAGGGCCTTGTGGATCCTTACGACCCAGCACTGGTCAACCCGGCCAGTCTCGATGTGAGACTCGGTGAGAATCTTCTCGTTGAAGTCCCACTGACTTCACAGATGCAACCCTTTTCCATTAGGGGTTACACCGAAGAACACCCGTTTTTGTTGCCGCCGAAGGAATTCATTCTGGCGGAAACAGTCGAAACGTTTTTCCTTCCGTCGTTTTTGGCCGGGCAGTTTGCGCTTAAAAGTTCCAGGGCTCGCTCTGGTATTGAGCACTTGATGGCTGGCTACTGCGATCCAGGTTGGCAGGGTTCCAAGCTCACACTGGAACTACAGAATGCACGGGCTATTCATCCCGTCGCACTGTGGCCCGGGATGCGGATTGGGCAGCTGGTGTTCCACGTGATGTCTGCTCGTCCGGCTGAGGATTATTCCGTTGTCGGGCACTACAACTTTGACCAAAAAGTTACCGCCGCCAAACTATGAACAAGCACGATTTTATTGACGCCCTTGTTAATCGGCCTAGTCATTACACCTCAGGACGTTTCGAAGTCATTGATGTGTTGGATGACTGGGTACAACACGCTCCTGATCCTGTTGCTGGTGCCTACCAGTGGCAATGCCTTAAATACCTCAGCCGTATGTGGTTGAAGGACGACCCTGGTGTAGATGCTTCAAAAAGTATGTGGTATTTAAAGCGCTTAATTGCGTACATAGAAAGTACTCGAGCTACTACCGACACAGGAAAAACTGATGGACAACTTTAAGTTCGAGCTGATTCGGGCTAACAAAGCCCAGGAAATTATGTACAGCACGAACGCCAAGTTCCAGGCAGCTACCCCTCAAGGGCTTGTTGATGCTTTTGTGGACTTTGCGTCGGGCTGCGGCTACCAAAAAGAAGCCTTACTGGAAGCCTTTGAAGTACACACCGAAGAAGACCTGCTTTACACAATCAAGGAGCACCCGTTAAATGACTGACCCCATCATCCCACCGCCAGAACTGGCGCAGCAGTGGATGACCGAGTTCTACGGCACACCCATTGTGCCAGGCGAGGCTTGCACTGACCTTGCCGCACGCGCTGCCCAGTGGGGCGCTGATCAGGAGCTAATCGCTTGTGGAAATTATCTCAAACAGTGTGCTGCATGGGAGGAAGAAGATGTGATTGAGTTCTATAACTACCGCCGCCCCAAGCCGTTGAGCTTGAAGGAGCAGGCGCTTGCTGTGCTGACGCAGTACATGACTGGTGAGACAATCCTCACCAACGACTCTGTTGACACCATCCGCCGCGCCCTGGAGGCTCTCAATGACTGATTACAAAGCAACGTCCGATCAATGGAATCAAGTTCAGAAATGCGCCGATGTAGTTGGCAGCTCTGATTGCTCTGCAATTCTTGAACTCCGCGCCAGGATTGAAACACTAGAGAATGCTGCTCACAAGCATATCGTTGAAACCAATTCCAACATCGTGGCTTTGGCAAGCCGAGTCGAGTCGCTGGAAGCTGCTGAACGTCAAGCCTCAAAGGTTTACGAAATCAGCAAACCGCTAAAACTCACAGCAATACAACAGGAACAGTTGAACGCATTGCTACGACCTGGCTCCAGGCCATCTCCTAATTCCTCCCAAATTAGGAGTTCGCTGGTGGAGCGGGTAAGAAAAGCCATCTTTAACAATGGCGATGACGATGATTACAACGACGAAGCCCGTGCTGCAATCCGCGAGGTGGCCTTGTGGCTTGACGAAAACACTGGTGGTGACGCCGCTTGGATGCTTAACCAGGAGGCCGAGCGATGACTGAAATCACCCGTTACAAGCTCGACGCTGCATTTGCACAGTTGCGCGAATTTGACCACCTTGCCAAGCCCGATGACTTCATCGAAGTGTCCCTATGGCACAACGGCGAAGGCTTCGATGCTCACCTGAGCACCCACGCCGAACAAAGCATCAAGCTGTCGTGGGGAGAGTTCAAGGCCCTAAAGAAACTTGTTAAGGAGCTGGATCAATGACTAACCCGATCACCCCACCGCCGGAGCTGGTACAGCAGTGGGGGCACGATGCAAACCTGTTAGGCGTGCCACACAACGATGAAAACTGGGCGTACGAACAGCACATCGCCAACCGCGCCGCCCAATGGGGCGCCACTCAAGAATTGGAGGCGTGCTGCGATTGGCTTCATTGGCAGAATCTGGCTACGCACGCAGACTTGATCCCGTCACTCCGCGCCGCCAGACGCCCCAAGTCGCCGAGCTTGAAGGAGCAGGCGTTAATGGCACTGGAGGATGGCGACACTGTCCCTGGTGCTTCCTTGACATCCAACGAAGTTGACATCATCCGCCGCGCATTGGAGGCACTGCCCGACAGCATTGTCGTATTTCCTTCTCAGTGTTAAAAGCATTAAAAAGCGGCAGGATGTCACCCCCACCGCTCTTGCAACTGGATCTCACTCCAGTCGCTTTGCTGGTTTCTGATCAGCCCCAGCACTGTAGCACACGGCAGGTATCAGCATGTATTACCTGAAAACAGGAATCAGCTAATACTTGCCTTTACCCCCCGCCTCAAATTCCATGTCTAAACTTTCCCCCGCCGCGCAGGCAGTGCTAGATGCTGCCAATGGTGCCCAATCCTATGGCTCAGATGATTGCCTCAACGAATCTCGCTGGATTGCTGCCGCCGCCCTGCGAGCTGCTGCGGATCAGGTGGTGCCAGAGTCCTGTTTTGAAAGTGATGACGCAATCCGCAGCAAACTCCTCACCATCGCCGACGAACTGGAGAAACAAACTGACGAGCTATGAAGTGTCCAGATTGTGGTTCCACGGATACACGGGTTGTTGATAGTCGTCCGCTTGCTAACGGTGATCGCAGACGCCGGCACAAATGTCTGACCTGCTTGGTTAAGTGGGACAGCCGGTGGAGTGGTAAAGAAGCCAGTGCGTACTGCAACTTTCCGCCCATTGCCAAGACACGTCTGCTCAGTGATGACCAGGCCAGGGACATCATGCTGTCCACCAAAAGCACCCTGGCACTGGCGGAACAGTACGGCGTGTCGCACCAGGCGATCTCGCAAATGCGACTGGGGCAGGTGTACGTCGATGTGTACCAGCAGCTCCAGGCAGAAGGGTTTGAGCTGGCCACCGAAGGGGTGGACCTTTGTACGGCCTGCAAACACTGGATTTCTGGTGGATGCGGTTTTGGGTTTCCGGATGCAGGCGGCGACTTTGCTACAGATTGTTCGCTTTACGAGGTGGACTGACTTACTAACCTGCTACACTAGACACGTTCGCCCTACCAGAGGCTCACACCATGACAAACGATTTTGCAACGGTTTCCACGCTGATTGCCGAGTTCCAGCGCAAACTGGAGGTCATCATTAAGCGTGATGGCAGCCGCCACTTGATGGATGCCCACATCCCGTTTGACTTGATGGCTGTGCTCGAAGACGATCTGATGCCTGCTTTGGATGCAGCCATCACGTGCATCGAGTGGGAACCGTCCGATGACGACATCCTCGGTGAACCGCCGATGACTATGCAGGAAATGCATAGCGCTGCCCATGCCCAACACATCGCGCTGCACAACTGATGGCAAACGCATCATTTCTCTACGGCATTGAGCATCTGCACACGATGTTCAATGCCACCACCGTCGCGTTCGACTGTGAAACCACCGGATTGCAGCCCGTCTTTGGTGGGTTGCGGTTGCTCCAGTTGGCGGCCCTAGACCGGACACCTGTGGTCATTGACTGCTGGGACCTTAGTGACGAGGACTGGGTTGACCTGGAAGAGTTTTTCTCGGTCAAGCGTTACTGGATTGCCCATAACGCTGTGTTCGATTTGGGGTGGCTACAGGAACACGAGCTTCATCCTGAAGGGCAGGTGCTCTGCACCATGCTGGCTAGTCGGATCCTGACCAACGGACTGCCCAACCTCAAACACGGTTTGCAGCATGTTGTAAAACGTTACTTGAAGTTGG